TGCCGAAACCCCTGTAACGCCAAACCCTAAAGATAAAATAGGTGCGCTTGTTCCTGTCCCCGCTGAAGCAGTTGCTGCGACTCCGGTTACAGCAAAAACCGCTGTACCTATTACACTTTCATTACCTACCGCACCCGTTGCTGCAACTCCAGTTACAGCAAAAACCGCTGCACCCGATATACTAACAGTCCCAACTGCTCCGGTGCCCGCGACTCCCGTTACAGGAATCTCCAACACGTTTTGTACGGTTGGCGACCCCAAAGAAGTAGTTCCGACAACCCCTGTAACAGAAAGAGGAACCGATTGATTCCATGCGCCTTCGCCCCAGCCGCCTCTTCCCCATCCTGTTAACGACATAGGCTACCTCATCAGGCTATTCGGATAATAGCATTACTCGCATCTGCTGTAGGAAATTGAACGGTAAATGTCCCGGAAGTAGATGTTTTATTAGAGCTAAAGTCCAACACAGCTACAGCTTTATCACTGTTAGTGTCGTTGTATATCAACGCACCCATCGCAGTGATGGTGGCTGTTGTAAAACTAATGTCAGCAAAATCAGTCAAAGCTGTTGTGCCAGAAGTGGTTGGAGCAACCTTGGTAAGAGTACCGCCACCAGCAGTGTAAGAACCGCTGTTAGCTACTTCACCTGTCGTGGTGTAAGCTGTCGTAGCTGCACCAAGAGTAGCCGTAGTGCTTGACTTACCGCCTCCACCCTCTGCATACAAAGCCAGCTTAAAAGCGTTACCGTTTGTTGCGAAATTGTGTGTGCCTAGCATAAGCTCTTGCTTAAATGCTGTACACATTGCTTGTGCGATTGCCATTACAGTCTCCCAATAGCGTTTGCTAGTTCCGGTTGTCCAGCTTCACGGACCTTGGCGCAAATACTAGCACGTTCTTCCTTTCTAGCCAACTCTATATAGTATTGTGCTAGATTTCTAATTCTATCCCGAAAAGCTTCCGCTTGCAATCTTATGGGCTCTGGAGCTTCATCAGATATGTAAATCAACTTGTTAGCCAACATATCAGCTATCTGATCGTTAGAAAGTCCGCCGTTTTCAGAGGTTATTATGTTAACTGCGCCTACCGCGCCTACATTTAAATCAAACATGATCGTGTCTCCCAAAAAGAACAGGCCCGCTCTCCACAGGCTCCGGGGGCGCTATTTCAGATTGTTTTGTTATTAAAACGCTACCCTCATGCACTGTCTGCACCAAGGGGTCGTTCAATCTGTGGTAACCGTATAATTTTTCATTATCGGGAACATTCGTGTCTAACAAACCCGAACGGTGCGCGATTTCTAACTTTATCCCTTTTGAAGCCGCTATGGCGCACCAAAACTCAACGCACGCTCTGCCGGACTCAGCCATATTTACGTTTTTATATGTAAAATCAATGCCATACAAACATATTTTGGTAGCTTTTTTCCAAATAGCATAAGCCATAGCGTAAGCTACCGTATTGTTGAAATAACAATACCCTGTTGATTTAACCACTTGTTCTAAGGGGTATTCTTCAATAGCAGGAAAATCAGGGTGTTTTACACAAGAATATATAGGGTTCTTGTTTTTTGATAGAAACTCACGAGCTATACCGGTTTGAGATCCAGCGTTTTCTGTGTCTATAAACCGTGTAACAGGGTCCATCATAAAGGTGCGGTCTACGTGTAGAACCCCTCCAATACAATTTATTCCCCATGTTTCATCAAATTCTTGAGAAGCTACTCGCGCCGAAATATAATCAGCGTAGCTGCCTCCTAGTCCAATAATAGCAATTTTCACGAACGGGCCCTTCTTGGTAGCCCCTGCCTGTTAGCGTCATCATTCTCACGGGCTTCGCCAAGATCTTTTAACCGAACCAAAGATTCTACAAATCTTTCACTGTACATCTTCATCACATCCGCTTCACCCTTCATAAAGGTGTAGGCTTCTATAAGGCTTCCGTACAAAAGAGCGTTAGGTGCGTTCTCGCTTAACCAAGTTAACGTCGTGTCGGCAGAGGTGGACACAACAGTTCCTGTAGCCCCGCTTGTGCCCCCTGTAACAGTCTCCCCAACAGTGAAATCTCCAGTAGAAAGAATTATTACAAATACCGTACTAGATGTGATTGAATTAACCGTGGTACTTTCCCCGCTAGTCCCACCCGTAATAGTTTCATTAGCTGCGAAGGTCCCTGTAACGTTGCTTACAGTTAAATTAACTTTACTGCTCGTCAAGCTAACGGGCCGGTAATAATAGTGTAGTTCCGTAGAAAAGTTGGCGTTAGGAGTTGGCGCAAGTATAAAAGTGTTTACGTCATACGCACCATAATACTTAGGAACTCCTGTCGTGGAGGAGTTCGGGTTATATTCTTGAATAAAATTAACATCTTTTATTAACAAAAATTCTTTAGAGCTAGAGTTTTCTATGGAAAGGCTAAAAGACGATAAATAATCATCCGGAACGGCCATAAATTGATTACCAGAGGTCATAGCCCCTGAAACATTTTTTCTAAAAAACTCTAAATCCACAGCTTTAAAGAGCCGTTCTTCCGCAGAACGAATAAAGGTGTCCAAATGAGAGACGAAAACAGACTCTTGGTTGTCCGTGTAATCTCTAACAGCAGTTTTTAACTCGGTGTATGTATAGCTCATGGTGTGTTCGCCGTCCAACCCATACCACTGTGATTAGTACAATAATAATACAGCGTTGGAGCTCCAGAAGCTACTGTTATTTGAACATAGGCTCCAGCAGAGCCCGCAGTCCCGTTCGTTGTCACACCTGTTGTATATTGAGAACCCCCTCCGTGAGTACCGTTTGCCGTAGTACTAAACCGTAGTGGATGGCCGGAATTAGAAGAATCACTTTGATCAAACCTATAAGTACTACCCTCAGAAAGACTTAAAAGTACATCTGAAGTTGCCGTAGACCCGTTAATCGCAAACTTGTTGGTAGAACCTACGTTATAATAAGGATGGTTAGCTGGATTACCACCAACAACGGTGACCGTATATGTAGCGTCTATCGACACTCCTGTGCCGGAAGCTGTAACCGTGCCTACCGAGGCAAGGGCCCCTACGCCGTTAACAAAAATGTCAGTAGGGGTATGCACATTGCCTCCAAAGCCAACCGTTCCTACAAGCCCCTCTGCCTGCGGAACAAGCGCATACTGTAAAGTCGTTGTGTTAAAGACAGGGAAACTAACCGTTACACTTCCCGTGGCGTTTTCAGGGGTATCAGGGCGAGCGTCTCGTAAGGTCTGAGGGTCATGTACTTTTCTAAAAGGACCCAACTGAGGATGCTTTCTTTCAAACTCATCCTTTCCTACCAGTAAACCGTTCCATTCCTTACGCATATCTTTATATTTATATCGAAATCCGGAACGGTCAGAGATAGAATAAGCGTTTTTTCCAGAAGCGTATTTAGCCATCAGTTTGACCGGAAATAAGAATATTCAGGAGTGACGGTAAAGCTAGACCTATCTCTGTCCTCGCCCATAGCACGTTCAAACTCTTCTTCGTAGATAACTTTTAACATCTGAGTACGATTAGGGGCTCTTTTTAAGGAGATGTAATAGGCTAACCCTGCGGCCAAACAAGGATAAAATCTAAAAGGTACGTCCATCGTGTTCACCGCAGCATCACCATCGTCTATACGAGTTAAGGCGTTATACACTATGACATCCGTACTATTTTCAGGGGTAGGCCACAGTTTTAAAGTTGGAGTAACTTGGCGGTCAATGAAAAATTGAGACGGACGCCCTGTTGTAGCTTTGTTTGGAATGTTTAAATCATCGTCTCGACTAACGCGAGTCAAAGAAAGATCGGTACTGCTTCTTGTTACAACGGCACTCAATATATCAATTACATCTGCGGCCAACGCATAAGTTCGTGTACCAGAAGTAAGAGCTTGTGTGCGTTGCGCTATTGTCCATTGGTTCAAGCCCCGATTGGCCCATTCTGCCAACATCAGGTTTAAAGAACGTCTTGCTGTAGTTAAGTCGTATCCGGTCCGAACCTCTAAGCCACAACGCTCAAAAGCTTCTTCGACGTACTCAGCGACATCTAACTCAAAATTTACGCTTCCAGAAACAGCCATTATTTATCTTCCGCATACAGGTTGTCGAAAATCTGATTTACATCCATTGTATAGTCTAAATCGGATTTTGAATAGTGTATATGCTGTGAGGGTAAGAAATCAGGAGCACCCTGTCCTGTTTCAAACCATGCTGGATGTGTAACACGCACACGATTATTAGGTAATGCAACGATGTTTCCGGTATACTTTCCAGCGTCTAAAAGCTCCAAAACATGACTTTGTTTGTGCTGTGCGGGGTCATCCGCTATCTCACTTTCTGTATAATCCACAGTGAAATAGTATTTAGCTGGAAAGAAATCGGGCCCTATTTTAGCAAGCCACGGACACGGATGAGCTCTATCCATTCTGTAAACGGCATGAGTGTGAGACATACAGTCCCAAGGTTGCGCTAAATGAACCGGCATAGGCTCCGGCCATTCTTCAAAAGGCGTGTCACCAACAAGGGCTGTAATAGGCATACGAGCCCACATCGCACCGCCGTGAACATTAGGATCGTCGGTTCCGTCGGACTCGCATCCTGTGAAAATCATTTGAAAGCTTAAACAACGGTTAGGCATTGTTGTTACCGCAATAGCCATGCCGTGTAAAAACTCCCCATGATGGTTAGAGTGATTGCACGTATACTCTCTTCGCACCCAGCATTTAAAGTGCGGAATATTGCTTTGAAGATAAGGCAAGTTACTTTACCTTGCCGCCCTTGGCGTAGCCTTTTTTCTTCATCATGCCGCCGTTAGCCATCTTCTGGACTTTTCCGCCTTTAGCGTAGCCCTTCTTCATCATGCCACCACCGGCCATCTTCTGGACTTTTCCGCCTTTAGCGTAGCCTTTTTTCTTCATACCGACGGCACCGCCTTTAGCCATACCTTTTTTCTTCATGCCAACAAGATCGGCGGAGTACTCACTTACGGAAGGAAATTCACTAGCCATTTTATTCTCCTATGCTTGACTTACAGAACCCTTGGTTCTCTTTCTCCGGTTTGCCATGACAGCGCCGCAACCTCTTGCTACGGCTGTTCCCGGAATTGATTTACCCCTGAAGGGTCTTTTGGGCTTGGTAACAGCCCCGCCGTTCTTTAAACCCGTTACTTTCGCCGCTTTGGTATTAGCAACAGTAGTTTTGCCTTTAGCACCTGCACGTTTCTTTTTACGAGCCGTTGTAGCTCGTTCGCTCTTCGATAGACTGTTAGCTTTAGCTCTAGGCAAGCAACGATCAGGGTTACTCTTATCTTTTGAAGTACCACATTTACCTTTGATAGAGCCATCTGATCCAATCCTAACCCAGTCCTGTTTCACCCATTCTTTAAGCTGACCCATTACTTACCCTTTTTCTTTTTTCCCTTTAGGATTCCTTGAAGGGTTCTAGCTTGACCAGCATGTGTCTTAGAAGCCTTATTAAGACCTCTAATAACTTTTTTAACTTTTGCTTTATTTTGTTTAAGCATAGTTATTTACCTTTTGATTTTTTAGCATAGTTAGGGTCTTTACAATACTTTGAAGCAGCCATATTAGCATAAGCGGAAGGGTAGGTGTCAAAAGTTCTTTTTGCCCACGCTTTACCGCTAGGGCATATCTTACCCCCACTTTTAACTTTACCGCCTTTTTTCATGCGAACAACGCTACTCTTACGAGTCGGGCACTGCCCTGCGCCTAGATTTACTGCACTACCCATAGCTTACCTCACCTTCGGTTAAATGCCAAATTTTGGTCATAAGTTCTGCCGGTAAACTCTTCCCACATAGGTTTAAGCATTACATGCAATTCATCTATCTTCTGACTATTAACGTCGGCTTTTACAGCCATAACGGCTATATTTTTATCAACCTCTATTAACGTAGCAGATATCCACGTAAGACCGGCGACACAAACACCCACAAAAGCTACAAAAAGAGTACCTGTTATAAACTGTGCTCCTAACATTTCCAACGCTTCCTTGCTTGACGCAAACGGCTATTGGGATCTTTAGCCGCTTTAGGGAACTTCTTCATCTGACCCTCCGAACGGGCACAGTACGATTTACGACGTTTTGCGGCGGCACTACCGGGCTTTACTTTGCCGGTAACCGCCGTTTTTAGCTTACTTCCGGGGTTGTCTTTTCTATACTTAGCAACCCCTTTTGCCGTCATTCCAGCACCAGATTTAGTGGGTCTTTTCTGCCCACCGCTTATGGTATGACCCTTCATGGTGCCTTTCTTCTTAGCCATGAAAGAACGTCATCATGTCAATGGTAGCAATGGTGTATTGAACAACCATTCCGTTGGTAAACAACACCCCCTGATCCGGAATAGTGGTATCTACCGTAGTATTATCGGTTCCAACCGTCCGAGCTTTGAACAAAATAGTGCCATCTTCGGGGGCTCCGTTGATAAGATTAATAACCCCTGCGGTTCCTCCAGAGACAATAGAAAACCCTTTTAAGCGTATTCTATTCGTACCCTGTACGGCTTCGGCACAAAGGTCCCCGGACCCTACCGTAATGTTCGCAGCATATTTTGCAGAGCACTCTACAGCACTTACTGTTAAAAACAGTTTTGTGCCTGCTACAGCCTCTGCGCTACCGGTAGAGGTGATGACTTCCGTCATAGCGTCCCCAAAAACGTCTGTGCCTGTAATCGTACATGTTTTAGCGTTGTCACCTGTGCCCGTTGTAGTCACAGTCACGTTTCTAGCCCCACCTCCAGCAAAAGTGGTCTGAGCCATAGTCGCGCTAGTATCTGGTCTAGCCGCCGTTACAAGCCTATCTGGATCGGATGCGTTCTCATCGCTAATGAGTTTTGCAGTCACTACTGTACTGGACATTTTAAACTCCTTTATAAAAGGAGAGGGGTTTTACCCCCTCTCATTACTAAGCTTCGTAACCCATTAGTTCGATAAAGAGTTTGCCAGCACTATAATCAGCATCTGTAGCTGCGCCTGTTGTTAGATACAAGAACTGATCGGCAGCAGGAACCGCAGAAAAGTAAACCTTACTTCCAAGGGTTGCGTCACCAGCGTTAACAAGAAGTGTCTCTGTCAAGTCACCGATTGCTCCGTCCTCAACACCCGTACCCTCTGTTGCAGAGTGAATGTTAATGTCTGGATCACCGCCAGCAGGTGCCTCAAAGCATTCCATGCTGCCTGTCAAGACAGTGCCGTTTTTAGCAGCAGTAATCTGACCAATGTGACAAACAAGTGCTGTACCGTTAACACCAATGATGTCACCAGATCCTGTTGAACGCAGACCAGTTAGGTCAATAAGAATACGAGTTGTAATGATGCCGCCTACACGCTGTACAGAAGTACGATAAATAGTGCCGCTACCAGTTGTAATACCAGTACCAGCTTCTACAGCCATTGTGTTTGCATCAAAAGAAGATACACCAGTTGAACTGATGCTTGAAAGAGTAGTGAGAGCGCCGGTAGAAGAGTTTTTGCTGATAGAGGTAAAACCACCTTGTGAGCGAACTGCACCGGTAAAAGTTGTTGTAGCCATGTCATTCTCCTGTCGTGGCTAGTGTCAGCCGCCCAATGCGACTGTCAGGGATTAGAAAAACTATACAACAAAAAAGAGCGGCTGTGAAGCCGCTCTTTCTAATCTCTACGGGAGGAGAGATGTTAGGCTGCGCCCGGTGTTCCAAACACTGAACGCCAATCAGAAACGCCGAAGCTATAACGCTCACGAGCCTTAAACCGCATGTTTCCGGTGTCAAAGTCACCTTCCATAGCAGTCTTGATTGGAGAACGGTTAAAGTATTTGAAACCGTTAGGTGCATCGGTCTTGATGAAGAACGCATCTGTATCTGTCAAGAAATGGTTAACTACTGCCCCTTCAGGAAGCATACCCATGTTCTTGATAGCATTTGCATCGTTATCAGCCGTTGCTGAACGCAAGTTTGAGTTAATCACACGCTCTGCAATAAACTGCAATTCTTTAGGAATGATAAGCTTCATTCCACGAACTGCAATCTTCAGACCACGCTCATCAGTCAAACCAGCAATATCAATCAACATCTGCTCAAGTGAAGTTTCGTTCAAATCAGAAGCTGTTGAAAGAAGGTTACGTTGGTTTCCTGTCAAGGATGGGTGTGATGAAGAACAAAGTGCTGCACCATCGCCGATTGCAGAAGAACCTGTGCTGAACGCATTGTTCAGAATAGATGCTGCTTTAATCTGCTTTGTCTGAGCCATAGAGCGGGCCAAAGCCTTGGTGTAGCGTGATGCAAGACGATCATAAAGATTATCTTCAATGGCTTCCTCAGTGATTGAGAAGGCCAAAGCGATTGTCTCATGTGTGTATCGTGCAGTGTATGTCTCTTGAGCATCATCAAAGGAGATGGCAGAGCCTTCTTCCTTAGTTGGCGCTGTTGAGAAACCACCCAACATCACTTCCTCTTCAAAGGAACGATCTGAAGACTCTTCAGCGAAGATCTCAGAATGCTCGTTCTCGTAACGGTCGTATTCCATTCCAAACAAGGCGTTTAGTCCGGGTTCTAGCTCTTTAGCTAGCTGTGCTCTTGAAATAGCCATTTTTTAGCCCCTTCCTATATGCCGGTTGTTGCAAAGGTGCCAACCGCAATGGTCGTACCTGTGTTGAAATGACCGTTCAAACGAACAATGTACTGATGCCCGGCCGCGGAGTAGTCCGTGTTACCCTCGTCCTCATAGAGGCCGACGATACGAACATCCAAAGTGTTAGTAGTGGCTGCGGTGCTGATATCAAGCATATCACTTGATTTACCAGTGTTTGTGCTGCCGTTGTTAACACTTGCCATATCACAGTTGATGAAAACGTCTGCCAACGCGGTTGCCCGGTCGGTGTTTGTTCCATCAGCCGCAACAGCAAACAGTTGCATTGGATCATCGTAGACGTAAGCTTTAACAGGATGATTTGTATCCACGCTTACTGCATTTGATCCGGGCCAGTAGTTAAGGTGAGTGTTTTTACCGGTAACTGAGTCAACGTACTCAACACCACCTAAAACGCCTAGAGGAGCAATCGCCGAATCGGTAATGATGATTGTTCCTGTAGAAGCGGGCACAACAATGCCCCCATTGTAGATAGCAGTTGTGTAGTTATTGGCAATCTCATACATCGTTGTAGCGTTGTTATTGACATTGCCGCCCACTTTACCAATAGGACGTAGACCATACCCACCTGTGAGTAAATTTGCCATGAGGCACTCCTATTTGAAAATGGTAGCCTCTACCGTCGAGGGCCACCAAAAGTTACACGAGATTGACGATCTGCTTTAGAAATCGTCATAGTTGAATGAGCATTCTCACGCATCATATCAGAATCCACAGCCTGCATCTGGTCGTTGCTTCTTTGATTAAAGTAAGCTGTCCGTTCTGCAATAGTCTCATCTGGTATGCGGGCAAGAATAAGTCCACCTACTCCAAACACACCTTCATATTTACCTGAGTCAAGTACCGGGGCCTCAAAGTCTGGGTACTCGTCCTTGCGAACAAGTTCATAACCTTCGCGCATTTTCGCGCTGATGTTTTTAGTATCATCAAAACCACGGGTTTCAGCCCTGATCCAACGATGCTTAAAACCATCCGGTGCAGGTGGTGCGTCCAACATAGACGGGGGAGCCCACGGCTTACGCTGCGCCGTCTTTTCCCTAGTATTATTTGCGCGAGCAGCACGTTTTACAGTACCTTGAAACATTTCATTTTGTTCTTCAGACATTTAACTTACTCCTTCACGTATTTCGCGTACTCTTCTAGAGGCACACCCAATTTCTTTGCTATCGCAACTTGGCTAGGGGTGAGTCTAACCTTTTTCCCACTGCTGCGCCCAGATGTTGAACGGGAAACAGAAGCAACCGTCTGAGCGGGCCGTTTACTTCCACCGTTTTTCAGCTTATGCGGAAACTCGTCCTGCATTCGCTTATCCAGTTCAGTATAGTAGTCTTCTGTCTGCGGGTCAAACCCTTCGTTTTCAACTAACTTTTTATGCACACCAAAAGCAGCATACGTCATAGCTTCGTCGTCTCCAAACCAGCTATTACGTTGAGCCCATTGTTCCGCCTTGGGGTCCGGACGACGAGGCTGCGGCTGCTGTTGAGGCATAGGCTGTTGGACTTGAGTCTGCTCCTGCGCTTGAACCTGTTGAGCGTACCTTTGCTGCTGCATTTTAGCTTGTTGAGCACGGTCGTTTTCAATGGCTAGCGCGGTCATTTTACGCTGGGCCTCAACGACACCGTTAGTGTCCCCTATCTCCATAGCACGAGCAAGATCAACTTCCGCAGTGCCCATTTGAGTTTCAACACGGTTGGTGTACTCGTTTACATAGCTAGTATCCAGCGTCTCCATACGTTCTTTAAGCTGCTTGGCTTCCGCTTGAACGTTTTGAGCATAACGAATAGCTTCGTCTTCACGACGTTTAGACTCATTCATCTTCTTTGTTAGTTGATCAATGCGCCTTTGCGTTTTATTTTTAGCTTTGTCGAAGTTGTCTTCTGACGCTTCTGACGCTTCGACTTCCGGATTTTCTACTCCGTCAATCTCAACTTCAGTTTCTTCGGCGTTATCTAAATCTAATTCAATTTGTTGTTTTTCAGCCTCGGCCATTTTCTTCTCCTAGAAGTGTAAAATATCTTCGGGTTCCTTAATTTTAGCTAAAACCTCATCATCATTGAGTATTCTAACCTCACCACCGTCAATTTTAAATCTTGAACCAGAGTACCGAGCAAACATCACCCAGTCACCCTGCTCGCACCAAACGCCCGTAGGAAACTTTTCAGAATCCTTATAAGCCAGTGGACCTACTTTCAAGACATATCCGACTTGTGTAGAAACCGTCTGTTCTTCGACAACCGCATTTGGCAGGTAAACACCCCCGTCGGTTTTACCTTTCCCACGGTATGGAAGAACAAGAATACGCCACCCTGTTGGAGTGGGTAACTTTTCTAAGAGAGATCCCCCGATAGCTTCGGGGTCTAGAACCTTATCTGTAGGTTCCTTGTATGCTTCTGCGAGGTTAGCGACTCCCTCGGATATTGCGTCTAAATCAACGCTTTGCGCTTTAGTCATTACTTCGCTCCTGTTTATCTAGCAGGCCCTTGAGTTCCTGTTCCACGTGATCTAGGGCTTTTAAATTACCCATGAGCTCACGATACTGCTCTATGTTCTTGACGTTGTCATAAATAACTAAGTCTTGAACGCCTTGCCGCCGTTCTTTTATTATGCGAAAAACAGCTTCCGCAAAATGTACTTCATCCAATCTGATAACTCCGCATTAAATCCTATGTGTTCTTATAACACACTATTCAGATTCTGCAAGAGCCCTCATCCGGTCTACCAAGCGCCTTGCGCGGTTAGGGACTTGAGTGTACCAACGCGAGTCAACCATCTCGTCTGCGGCGGAATTAAAGTCCCTAGCGTCTACGCCAGCCTTCATACCCTTAAACTTGGACAGCCTTGGACGGCCCATATTAAACATCATGTTGCAGATGATATGCTGGCATTCCTCGGGTAGGTCGTCGAAGTCTTTATACAAAACTTTACACTCGTCCACGGTCACAGCCATATCCAAGGCAAACAAGTTTCTTACCCGTTCTTGCTCGACTACTGTACCGACTGGTTTTCCGTATTCTTCGTCGGTTTCAGTTATTAAATGACCCACGCCCGTTGTACAAAGGCCAAGATGATCCAAATAAATTTCGTATTTGCATCCTTCATCTTCTGCGATTTCTTCACGTAATTTATCTTTGTTCATGCTTACTTCTTTCCAAAAAACTT